ATCTGGGCATTGCAAGGAAGGTTTGAACATGGCAGAATCACGCTTAATTCGGAAGAGAATTGGGATGATTTTGTTGACCAACTTCTAATGTTTCCCGCACAGGGAGTTCACGATGATTTGCCGGACGCTCTTTCCTATGTCGATCAACTAGCTGTTACATCTTATTTTCAGGAAGATGAGGATGATGAATGGCAGCCCATAGATATTGTCTCAGGTGTTTGATTTGAAAAAATGCTCAAAATGCAAGGTTGATAAACTTTTATCTGACTTTCAAAAGAATAAGTCAAATAAAGATGGCCTGCAATATCAATGCAAAACCTGCCGTATTGAAGGTTGCGCCAAGTATTTCCAAAGTATTCCTGTTGAAAAAAAGGAAGAACGTAAGGCAAATACTCAACTGTGGCGGGCAAAGAATAGAAATATTACTAGGTCATACGCATCAGAATACAAACTGAAGAACAGACCAACATATACTGCCAATCAAATTAGACGGCAATTGGGCAAAAAGAACAGAACTCCCAAGTGGTTGACAGATTTTGATTTATTGAAAATAAACTGTTACTATCAACTTGCCGCCATGCGAACTAAAGAAAGTGGCGAAAAATGGCACGTTGACCATATAATTCCATTACATGGGAAAATTGTTAGTGGCCTGCATGTTCCTAGCAACCTAAGAGTAATTACCGCTTTTGAGAACGAGCGAAAGACAAACTACTACGAGGTTTGAAGATGGATGACATCACCCGAAATAAATTTCAAGAGCCGACTGAGTCTGATAAAGAGCTTGTAGCCTTTGTCGTCAATCACTGTGACAGGTGGCGTGATTATAGGAATGTCAATTTTCTTTCCGAGTGGCAAGAGTACGAGCGCATCTTTACGGGTGAGTGGGACATCCAAGACAAGACCCGTGACTCCGAGAGAAGCCGAATTGTCACCCCCGCTACCCAACAAGCCGTAGAAACCCGTCACGCTGAGATCATTGAGGCTATCTTTGGTCAGGGTGAGTTCTTTGACATTGAAGACGATATTCGTGATGTCAACAATAATCCTTTAGATGTAGCCGCTATCAAGGCTCAACTGATGGAAGACTTCAAAGTAGACAAGATTCGCAAATCCATCGACCAGATTGAGCTGATGGCAGAAATCTATGGTACTGGCATTGGTGAGATTGTTGTCAAAACAGAGAAGATTTACGTTCCTTCTACCCAACCAATACCTGGTCAAGTCGGTCAAGCCGCCATTGGTGTGATGGAAAAGGACAGGATTGCAGTCAAGATTGTTCCTGTTAACCCTAAGAACTTCTTGTTCGACCCTAATGGGACTTCTATTGATGACTGTATGGGTGTGGCTGTTGAGAAGTATGTCTCTATCCACAAGATCGTTAAAGGTCAAGAAGAGGGTATCTATCGTAAGGTAGCTATCGGTACTGACTCAGACGACACAGACTTAGAGCCTACCCAAGAGGTTAGCCAATTCCAAGACGATAAAGTTAAACTTTTAACTTACTACGGCTTAGTCCCTAGAGAATACATTGAACAACTAGAGAATGAGGAAGAAGTAGAAGACTTGTTCCCTGAAGACTCTATCCAAGATGACTATTCCGACTTGGTAGAGGCTATTATCGTTATCGCTAACGATGGTGTTCTCTTGAAAGCAGAGAAAAACCCGTACATGATGAAAGATAGGCCAATTCTGGCTTATCAAGACGATACAGTCCCTAACAGACTTCTCGGTAGAGGTACTGTAGAGAAGGCTTACAACTCTCAAAAGGCTATTGACGCACAGATTCGTTCACATTTGGACTCTCTGGCGTTGACTACAAGTCCTATGATTGCAATGGATGCCACAAGACTTCCACGAGGTGCTAAGTTTGAGGTAAAGCCAGGCAAGGCAATCCTGACAAACGGCAACCCCGCAGAGATTTTGTTCCCCTTCAAGTTCGGAAATACCGATTCTGGGAACATAACAACTGCTAAAGAGTTCGAGAGAATGCTTTTACAGGCTACTGGTACGCTTGATTCACAGGGAATGGTCTCTGCTGTGTCTAGGGACTCCAATCAAGGTGGTATCTCAATGGCTGTGGCTTCTATTATCAAGAAGTACAAGCGTACATTGGTGAACTTTCAAGAGGATTTCTTGATTCCTTTCATCAACAAGGCTGCCTTTCGGTATATGCAGTTCGACCCTGAAAGGTATCCTACTGTTGACATGAAGTTTATCCCGACTGCTGCTTTAGGGATCATCGCTCGTGAGCATGAACAACAACAGTTCATCTCCTTACTTCAGACTCTTGGCCCAAATACACCTGTTTTGCCTGTTATTCTTAAAGGAATCATGGCTAACTCGTCTTTGTCTAACAGATATGAGTTGATTCAGATGTTGGATGAGATGTCTAAGCCTGATCCACAAGCACAACAGATGCAACAAGCACAGGCTCAGTTGGCTATGCAGTCTGCTCAAGCTCAAATTGCAGTACAGACTACCCAAGCAGAGCAAAATCGTGCTGAAGCGGCTAAGTTGATGACTGAAGCGCAATTGATGCCTCAAGAACTACAGGCCAAGGTACTTTCTAGTACAACCAAGAACCTTCCTACGGGTGGAGAGCCTGCTGAGTTTGACAAGCGGGTAAAGATTGCTGAGTTGATGCTCAAAGAGGCTGACATTAAGAACAAATCTAAGATTGTTGAGATGCAGATGTCGGATAAGATGGAGAAAGCGTTTCTTGATCGCATCACTTCGGAATTGAAATAATGGAACTGCTGAAAAACCTTGAAGGAATGTCTGCTGATGAGCAGATGAGTGCCGTTGTGGAGCTTCAAAAAGCCGCCATGAAGACGCTAGAAGAGCAAAAACAAGTCTCTATCGGTAAGAGTGCCGAGATGGTCATTCAAGGTTTAAAGAAGATTAAAGCCGACTTTGAAGCCAAGTTTGACTCTCTGAACTACGACATTCAGACCAAAGTTGCTAACCTGAAAGACGGACAACAAGGAATACAAGGTCAAAAAGGCGAACAAGGCGACCGAGGACTAGATGGCGCTCAAGGAAGAGATGGAAAGTCTGGTTTAGATGGTAAAGATGGACTAGACGGAAAAGATGGGATTAGCGTCCAAGATGCCAAGATTGACTTTGATGGCTCATTAGTCATTACTTTATCTGATGGCAGAGAAATTAACGTAGGCGAGGTTGTTCCTGTTGATGTTGCTCAGACAATCCATAAGATTCAAAGTGGATCAGGTGGTGACTCACAGACAACTTTAAACGCCATTGCTGCCCTACAAGCCACGATTGCCACTTATGGCACGATGGCTCTTCAGAACGCCAACGCAGTAGCCATCACAGGCGGCACAATCAACGGCACAACAGTTGGAGCAACAACCCCTGCGGCTGGTACGTTTACTACGCTTACTGCTCAGACAGAAGTGCTTACTGGTACAGGACAGAACTTAGTTTTACAAAGTGAAAACTTTACTGTAACTTGGGCTACGTCTGGTTCTGCTGGAACAGGTGCAACTGCAAATGCGGCAACGTCACCAACAGGAACTTCTAACGCTTCTAAAATTTTTGAATTATCTGCTACTGGCGTACACGGCAGAAGTCAAGCAGTAAGCCTTGGGAGAATTATCCCAGTTACTTACTCTATGTATGCAAAAGCATCAGAAAGGACAAAAGTCAGAGTTGATATGTCTGACTTACTTACTGGAGATATATATCAAGATTTTGATTTATCTACAGGTTCAAAAATTGGTTCTGTAGTAAGTGGTGGTAGTTGGGCAAATACTTCTTCTGCAATAATATCTGTTGGAAGTGGTTGGTATAGGTGTTCTATTACTGGCATTGGCGGTAATACGGCTGTAGCACCAGTTGTTCAACTTTTAGATGCTTCTGGTGCTGTGTCATACGTTGGCAATGGAACAAGTGGTATTTTTGCTTGGGGAGCGCAACTTGAATTAGCATCTTCTGCGGGAACATACATCCCCACAACCACAACAGCAGTTTACGGAACTCCTACCCTATCCTTTTCAGGTGTAGCAGGTCTAGGACTACAGTCTGATGGTTCTCTGTATGCAAGTAGTGCAGGAACAGGTAATGTTCGTTTTTACACAAACAACATTGGTCAAGAACAAGCCCGTGTTTCCCACACCGCATCAGCAGTCAATTACCATCAACTAACAGGCTCTGCTACAGGCTCTGGCCCTATTCATTCTGTTGCTGGCTCAGACACCAACATAGACCTAAACCTGACTACCAAGGGTACTGGTGCTGTTAAACTTAATAGTGCTAATGGAATACTTGCTAAATTTGTTGATTTAGGTGCAACAGTAAGTGCCTATCCATCTATTAGTGCATCTCAATATGATAGGGTGTACTATGGTGCTGAGGGTACTGGGACTAACATAAGTGTTCAGTATTCAACCAAGGGTTCTGCGTCACATATTTTTGCAACATCTGCTCTTGGAATAACTCAATTTACTGTCGCCCACACAGCCTCTGCTGTTAACTATGTACAAGTAACAGGGGCGATTACTGGTAATTCACCTACTATTTCCGCACAAGGTAGTGACGCTTCTGTTCCTTTGTCTTTTAGTACAAAAAGCACTAGTTCAATGCGGTTTTATTCTGGTAGTAATACTTACACCCAGTTACGCATTGATGGAGCAACTAGTGCAGTCAATTATGTTCAAGTAGCGGGTGCATTATCAAGTTTTGGTGCAATTGTTTCATCTCAAGGCTCAGACACAAACATCCCCCTAGTCCTCCAACCAAAAGGTACTGGTGCGCTACAGGCTCAACAAACAGACTCTACAGCTACTGGTGGTAATGCTAGGGGTGCTAATGCTGTTGATTGGCAGACAAAACGTAATAATGCCGCTCAGGTAGCTAGTGGTTCTGCCTGTACTATTGGCGGTGGAAACTCAAATACTGCCAATGGGTTTGAAGCAACGATTGGTGGAGGAACTGGTAATACTGTATCTAATAATTATTCTGTTGTTAGTGGTGGGTATACAAATGTTGCATTTGGAAGTCATTCTGCAATTGTTGGGGGATACTCAAACACAACAAGTGGACTTTTAAATTTTATTGGTGGAGGCTTTACCAATTCAGGCACTTCTGGTTCCTCTGTCACAACCCAATCTGCAACAATGAATGGCACAACTGCTGTTACGCTAAGTGGCAGTAATGGAAATATCAAAGTTGGTCAACTGGTTATTGGCACAAGTATTCAAACATTTCCTTACACCTACGTTGCCGCAATCTCTGGCACATCCTTGACGCTATCTCAAGCCGCAAGCGGTTCATCAACATCAACCCTATCCTTTTACACCCCTCATGGAGTAGTAGTGGGCGGTGGTAACAATCAGGCAACTGGGAGTTACAGTTTCATCGGGGGCGGTGGCGATGCTGGTACTGCGGCTAATCGTAATGTGGCTTCTGGTGATTGGAGTGTTGTAGCGGGTGGTGCTCTGAATACAGCATCAGGTGCAAATTCTTCTGTTTTAGGCGGTGCAAATTGTAATGCTACAAGTTCTTTTGCTGTGTGTCTTGGCGGTGCTGGTAACGTAGCAAGTGGCTTTGGTGCAACAAATTTGGGCGGTAATGGTAACGTAGCAAACGGAACATACGCTGTAGCTAGTGGTTTTTCATCAACAAATAGAAGCCTAACCACTTTTGCCTATGCCGCAGGAAGTGCAAGCGTCAATGGGGATGCACAAACTGAAATATTTGTTTTACGCAATTCAACAACAGACGCAACAGCCAAAGTTTTAACTCTTGGTGCTGGAGCCGCTTCCACAAACAATCAAGTAATCTTACCCAACAACTCAGCCTATTTCTTTACAGGAGAAGTAGTAGCAGGTGTAACAGGCGGTGGTAACACAAAAGGATGGACTATTGAGGGTGTCATCAAGCGTGGTGCTAATGCCGCCAGTACAGCCCTAGTAGGAACACCAACAGTCACCTCAACATACGCAGATGCAGGGGCATCCACTTGGGTGATAGCAGTAACAGCAGACACTACCAATGGCGGGTTGGCAGTTACATTCACAGGACAAGCGGCTACTACAATCCGAACTGTCGCACAGATTCGCACAACAGAAATGACCTACTAAGGAGAAATCGTGGCTTTAAAAATATCAGCAATCAACAACACAAACGGACAGTCTGAAACTCAGGCTTATGCCCGTATCACTAACTTTTTTGGTACTAAAGACCAAGTGCAAGTGCAAGTGGAAATCCACGCAACAGAGGAAGCTCGTAAAGCGGGATGGCCTAGCATCCAACAACAGGCTCATTATGTCAATATGGAGGACATTGAGGGTGACTTTATCCCTGCGCTTTACAATGTTCTGAAAACTTTTACCCAGTACGCTGGTTCAACAGACGTTTAAGGAAAACAAATGGCATTACTCAAAACAGTAGATACAGACTTTGGAGTTCCCTCGGTTTATTGGAACATCGGTGCTGTCCAAGAAGACTTTAAAGGCAAGGGAACAGAGATAACCTTTTACGGCTATGCAAGCAAAGAAGCCCGTGATTCTGGTAAACAACCATTAAGCGCAGGCAAGGTTCAGATTGCTGGTGATGACTATGTAGCGGGTGCAGACCGAGCCGCTTTGTATGCAATCATCAAGCAAAAGCCTGAGTTTGAAGGTGCGACTGACGCATGAACAAAGAACTTCAGGACTACTATGAGTCACGCTTTGAAATGATGTCTACCCAAGGGTGGAAAGATTTAGTAGAAGATATTGACAAAATAATAGTATCTTTGAATAATATCTCTGTAGTTTCTGATGAGAAAGACCTACAATTCAAAAAAGGTGAACTTTCTATCCTAACTTGGCTGAAAAATCTTAAACAGATCAGCGAGAGGGCTTATGAAGAGATTTTATGATTACGTCTGTGAAAACGGACACAAGACAGAAAAGTTTGTTGTTTATGAGGCAACGAACTTGAAGTGTGAGTGTGGGGCATTGGCTACACGTTCACTCTCTGCGCCAGCTTTTAGACTTGAAGGATGGTCTGGTTCTTTTCCATCGGCTTATGCCAAATTTGGAAAGAGTCATACCGACAAGTTGAAATCTGAGCAGAAACTCAACTCATAAGCAATTATGCCGAGTTGAATCTCCTATAACCGATAACGGCAGGAAAAAGGAAACGTATGTTGATTGACAACGAAAAAGAAGAGTTAAGTGAGTTTGACATTGTCGAGCAGAAAACTTCAAAAAAAGCTGAAGATAGGTCTGAGCTTCCCGAAATTTACAGGGATAAAAGTTTAGAAGAAGTTGTGAAGATGCACCAAGATCAGGTAAAAATGATTGGTCGTCAGGCACAAGAGGTAGGCGAAATACGTAAGTTAGCTGATGAACTCATTAAACAGAACCTTAGTTCCAGACAACAACAGACTAGAGTAGAAGAGCCTGAAGTAGACTTCTTTGAGAATCCACAGAAGGCAGTTCAAAGGACAGTTGATAGTCACCCTGACATCATTGCGGCTAGACAAGCCACTTTAGAGATGAAAAGGGCGCAAATTCAGCAGAAGTTAGCGCAAGAACACCCTGATTTTGGCGATATTGCTAAAAATGAGGATTTTGCGAATTGGGTCAAATCTAGCCCTGTTCGCATTGATTTGTTTAAGAAAGCTGATGCTGATTTCGATTATGATTCTGCTAATGAACTGTTATCGACTTACAAAGAACTTCGCTCTGTCAAACAGAAGCAAACGAGTGATGCTGGAGAAGCCACTCGCAAGCAGAATTTGAAAGCAGTTGGAGTAGATGTAGGTGGTTCTGGAGAGTCATCAAAACGAGTTTATCGTAGGGCTGACCTTATTCGGCTGAAAATGCAAGACCCTAACCGCTATGAGGCGCTTTCTGATGAAATCATGTTAGCGTACCAAGAGGGTAGAGTTAAGTAAACTTAATTTATTGGAGATTTAAACATGGCTAATACAGCATTCGCACCTAACAATGCAACCACAGTAACAACCGCAGCAACGTTCATTCCTGAAATTTGGAGTGATGAAATTGTTGCCAGTTACAAAAAGAACCTTGTTCTAGCGAACTTGGTTATGAAGATGAACTTCAAGGGCAAGAAGGGTGACGTAGTTCACATTCCCGCCCCTGGTCGTGGTTCAGCTTCTGCTAAAACAGCAACTGATGCAGTTACCTTAATTGTTGACACAGCATCTGAAGTTCAGGTATCTATCAACAAGCACTATGAATATAGCCGCTTGATCGAAGATATTGCAGAAGTTCAAGCCTTGAACTCTATGCGTAACTTCTACACTTCTGATGCGGGTTATGCCTTGGCTAAACAAGTCGATACAGACTTGATTCAGTTGGGTCGTTCTGCCAATGGTGGTACTGCTGGTAGCGCTCGTTATGATGCTGGTTTTGTTGGTGGTGATGGTACAACAACCTTCGACTACACTGCTAACACCAACACTGGTAACGCCTCTGCTCTGACTGATGCGGCTATTCGTCGTACTATTCAGCGTTTGGACGATAACGACACTCCTATGGATGGTCGCTTCTTCATCATTCCTCCTTCAAGCCGTAATACGTTGATGGGTCTTGCCCGTTACACTGAGCAGGCTTTTGTGGGTGATGGCAACGCTATCCGCAATGGTGAGATCGGCAACCTTTATGGTATCCCCGTGTTCACATCTAGCAACGCTGACTCTGCATCTGCAACAGCCGCTTTCCCAGCAAGTGGTTCTGCTATTGCTCGTGTCTGCTTGATGGGTCACAAGGACTCTATGGTTCTGGTTGAGCAAGTTGGTATCCGTTCACAAGTTCAGTACAAGCAAGAGTACCTTGCTACTCTGTTTACTTCTGACACTTTGTATGGTGTTGCCGCCTTGAGGAAAGCTGCCACTACTGGTGCGGCTACTTCTTCTTCCATGTTTGCCTTGGTTGTTCCTTCTTGATTACAACCTTTCCCCTCGCCTTCGGGTGGGGGGGTTTTTTACATTAAGGAGAATTTATTATGGCAGCAGCAACCGCAGTCGTTTCCCGTAGGGGCAATGACCAGTTCCGTGGTCTATTTACAGACACTTGGGATGTTACTTGTACTCTTGATAGCGCTTCAGTATCTACTGTTTCTACCGCTACAGATACAGTGACAGTGCCAGGTGTTGCTTTGGGTGATATGGTTCTTGGTATGGCAATTGGCGTTTCTGAGGCAGGTTTGGTTCGTAGAGCCTATGTTTCAGCCGCTAATACAGTTACTATCGTGACGTACAACCCTACAGGCAGTTCTGTAGACTTAGCATCTACTACATTGCAACTTATTGTTGCTCGTGCAGTAGTCTAATCCAAGGGGGCTAATAACCCCCTTTTTCACGGAGTTCTTATGGCAACCTTTCGATGCTTACAAAGCGGTAACACAGTTACCTTCACATATCAGCATGATATTGACACAATGAAAGGTCATCAGGGCTATGTTAGAGTAGACCAAGAAGAGGTCGAAACTAAACCTGTTGTTCAAGCCCCTCCTGTTAAGAAGGCTGGGCGACCTAAGAAAGTCGAAAATGTCTGATATTGACCCAAGAGAGTTCGGTAAATTGGAAGCCCAAGTTGAGGCTTTACAGCTAGAAGTTCATGGACTTCGACAAGATATTAAACTGCTTTTAGAGATGGCTAACAAGTCTAAAGGCGGTATGTTTGTAGGAATGGCGATAGCCTCCTTTATTGGTGGCATCATCACTTTTGTTGCTGATCGACTTTGGAAATAAGGAGCATATTATGCCTATGGTTGGAAAAAAGAAGTTT